TATAATATGGCAACTCATTATCACAAAAGACAGAAAACATTGCGCAATTGCCTGATGGAAATAAAGTTAAATTAATATCGATAGGTGGTTCCGGAATTGATGTTGGTAGTACAGGTGAAAAAATTCCATCATGGTCTTTTGGAATATTTTTACCAAGTAGTGGAGGGTCTGATGCTTGTTTACTTTGTGCTAATTCAACACAGATTACCTTAGCATACAAATCAAGTGGTGTTTGGGTTTCTTGTAAAAGAATCGGATAAGATGATCATCTTATCCGAAAGTGGCAGAATAAATAAATCTTAAAAATTATACTTTTGCAAGAGCGCATTGCATCCAAATACTTGATGTAATATGTAAATGCAATGTAACACCATCTGTTAGGCTTACATAATTTTCAGCAGAATTTCCAACCCACAATATTTTTCCAGTTTTACTGGCATTGTCACCGGTTGTTATTACGGCAAAAAAAGTACTCACAATTGAACCATCGCCAACAAACGACATAAAAAAAATATATGTAGACATTCCATTTAAAACATAGTCTCTCTGTAAACCAGTTCCCATGTAAGCATTTATTAATGTCTTGCCATATAAATAGTTAATGGCTCCAATGATTGTCTTATTATCAGTCTCAAGTTTACTAATTACCGCGGTTGCCATCTTATCCACCATGTAATTCCAGATCTTACTCAATGGGCTCCTTTTGTTCTTGCCGTCTGTGGAGTCGCGGAGCATTATCTCATCTTTATCCGTTAATGCTGCATTTTTTTCGGTGTAGTTGTTCCAATTGTTATTTGCCATAGTCTTATACCTCCGTTGAAATATGTTGTTCGATAAGTTGTTTCAATTCTTCTAGCTCCGCTTTCACGGAATCAAGCTCAGATTGTAAATCTTTGACTTTCTCATGCTCATTCTTCAACATGGCGAACATGCAGGGAATCATAATACGGTAGTTCCAGTTCTCAGCGCGTCCTTTTTCGTCATGGTCAACGGCAATCGGGAACCTGCGCTCAATATCCTCAGCAATAAACATTGGCATTTCTTTACCACACCGTTCGTCTTGCTCCATAAGATATCCATCTTTGTACTTCGCCCAGATTACCTTGATTCTATAGAGTTCTTCCAGTTCATCTTCCTTTACGGCTTTCCAGAGAATTTTATAACGCATAGAGGATGATGCAATTGTTCCGACATCTCCATTGCTATTCTTTCCTAAGTTACTACCAGTTATAAGCTTAGGCATTTCTGGCACATTGAGAGTCAAAGAGCTGCTTCCAGTCGTCTCCACTTTCATTCTAGATACAGTTTTTAAAAGAAGACCAGCTTGTTTGCTCTCCAAAACAGTCCAATATCCATCAGAGTATTGCGCGGATAAATCGAGAAGCCCATGAACAAGGGAGGAATCGTAGCCAGCTGTAGCTACAGACTCATTTATCTGGAACCACTCTTTTCCCTTGAAGTTTTTAAACCCAACCGAGTTATCTATTTGAGTTATTATATTTCCATTCGCGTCGTACACCTCAAAGGTGCCATATCCATTATTCGGACCGCCAAGCTTCAACGTTCCGCCTTTTGCATAGGTGAATGAAAAATATAACTGATTACCCTCTTTATAAACTCCTTTTATGAAACCATTATTTGTAAGAAGATTAAATATTTCTTCGTGGGTAAGTGCGTCCACATCTATCACTACAGGAACAGATTGCATATCCAGCTGATTTGTAGTTCCATCTGCTGCATACAGGATAAATCTAACAGACACAATGCTTCTATCCAGTGAGCTAACAGTATAACTTTTACTCGGCTCATTTACAGTTGAAACCAATGCGTTTGTAAATGTAGAGCCATCCGTGGAAGTCTGCACATACCATCTACCAGAATATGCTGTTCTTGCAGCACTGTCACCATCTCGATAATAAGCTTTTGCCGTAATTGTACTTGGTACAACCTTGTCATTCTGACCTCGTTTTAGGATATTAGATGAAAGCTCGATAAAATATGTCCTGCCAGGTACACCCTGTTCTCCTTTTTCTCCCTGTTCACCCTTTATCTTTGTCCATCTATATTTTGTCGGGTCGATGGAATCATCCGGCGTGTCGTAATCAGTATATTGGCCAATATACTGCTTTCCGGCACTGACAACTACATCAAAGCCAGTTTTTCCGTCAGCACTATTCGCATAAGCTATGTGGAAATATGGCGTCTTTCCGTCCACACCTGCTTTTCCAGGGATACCTTGTGCGCCATTCGCGCCTTTTACAAGTGTCCACGCGTAATCATCTGGATTAGTACTATCTTGCTCGGTAAAATCCGCATACATACCGATATACTCACGATTACTGTCCGACACAGAGAAATCTGTTTTTCCATCCGCAGAATTCGCATAGGCAATGTGTGTATAACTTGTTTTTCCATCTTTTCCGTCTGCTCCATCCTTGCCATCAGAACCGTTTTCCCCATCAGCGCCTTTGTATCGGGTCCATGTATAATCAGCCGGATCATCACTTTCCGTTGGCGTTTCCTTATTATTTGCAATTCCGATATACGCAACATATTCTGGCTCTAGATAGATTGGATTTCCTACAGTATCACATATTGTATTCCCATCTGTATCAATCCATGGAACGGTATCTGGATTATCCGACATATCTTCGCCGTTTGGCATTGAGGCATATTTCATCCATGTATAAGATGGTTTTCCACTTTCACCTTTTGGACCCTGTACACCTTGATCTCCTTTAAATTGCGCCCATGTGTACCTTTTTGGATCCGTACTATCATTTATTTCAAAGTCCGTATATGTACCAATATACACATCTGGGGTTTTAGTAAGTTGCGAAGATGTAGGATTTTTGACAGGAGCGTATTTGATATGCAGATACGGAGTCCGCCCATCTGTTCCTGGTGCCCCAGCAATTCCCTGTTCTCCTTTTGGACCTTGTGGACCGGTTTCCCCCTTTTCTCCTTGTGGTCCCGGTATGCCTTGATCTCCTTTTGGCCCCTGGAGACCGTCCAGTCCCTTATTTCCTTGGGGACCGGCATACAATTTCGTCAGGACAAATCTTTTTGTCACAGCCAGCACCTGCAGATATACTGCCTGGATTTCAACCCATCCGTTATCTACTGTCAGTCCGGTTACGGTGAATGTCTTGGATGCATTGTTCCAGACACCAGTGACACCTTCTGACTTTGTAACCATATAAGTACAATCTGCCGTAATATCTTTTGAACCATACATTACTGTCGGTTTTGTAGTAATCCCAGATGGAAATGTACTGTAATTGCCATCTGAGTCAACTGAAATTGCCTGGTACTCATTACTCAGTTGCAGAGTCATATTTTTAGCTGCAGCTATGTTGTTATCCATTCCCTTAAGCTTGTCAGCTAAAGAAGTATCTCCCAGGTAAAAACGATTGCTGTTAATCGATACCTCCCCGGTATCTGCATTTACTTCAAAAGTGGTGTTTCCGTCATTGTCCTGGGCTTTCAGACCTCTTGTGTTGATCCATTCTGCCTGAATACCAATGGCATACAGGATATTAAATACTGCATCCCCATTGGAGTCAAAACCGGCTTTCCAGGTCTCCCCTCCATCTGTAGAAAGGAAAAATCCGTCAATCCCATTTTTGTAAATAACCTGCGATTCTTCCAGAGTAGGCTTATCATGACGGTAGGAAATCACGGAGCCGTCGTCCTGTTCTTCATCCGTATAATAAAAGCCAAGGGTATTGGCTGCCAGTTCGTTCATCTGCTTTAGTTTGATATCGTAGGCAGTCATCCTCTGACGGGCATCCTCTTTTACCTGCTCTACTAGGACTTTGTTTTCATCGGGGTACTCTGATTCCTGGGATTCCACGCTCTTTGCTTTGCAAGAAAAATTGGTAGAATCCGCGAACAGAAATTCAATGTCAGTTGCATAGGACCGGTACACATTTCCACGGTAATCTTCGAACTGGACTGCATCACCAAATGTTGCGTATCCGATTGGTACACTTCTTAAAGAAAATGGAAGGATCTGGAAACCAACCAGAATCTGTCCGATACGGTTCACACCGTCCTCGGCGTTTCCAGCAAGCAGCTGGTTTTCTTTCAGATTGATCATATACCCTTCGGTTCCGTATACATAATCCTGTTTGTCTTCTGTATATTTCACTCCGGTAACTGTGATAATATCAGTATCCGTCTGCACGTCATCAATGCCCTCGGAAAGATCCAGACCAATAGTCGCATCCTCCCTGGTCATGATGATCTGATTTCCTTCCGTATCACAGATACTGTTTCCCTGGGTATCCAGCCATGGTGTTTCCACAAGCTCCACTACCTTAGGTGCTGCCTGGTAGGTAACAATCCTCAGAAGATCATTCTCATCAATCCGCGCATTACCACCAGCAAGAGCAGCCACCATTCCGATCACAGCCCTGTATGTCGTACTGGTCGGCTTCTGTATGACGCGGAAATCATCATTTGTAAACACTGCATCTCCAAGGGCAATCCCACATGCCTGACAGCAGTCACGAAGGACTTCCCCGACAGTACAGGGAAAAATAAGGTTGCTTTCATAACTTTTGTCCGTTTTACTCATGTAATCCAGCAATGTAAGGTTTATTTCCTCATCAACAGCAGGCTTTTTGCACACAATAAAAGACCCTCTTTTGAAGGTCTCCACTTTTCCATCTGATAATTCCAGATTCATGTATATTGCAAATACTGCCCTGTTAAAACTGTATCCCGAAAACTGTCCCTCATCATTTACCAGGGATAAGGTAGCTGTCTTTTCAATTGCCACACCTATAGGGAAACTGCTGCTGTCTGCTGAGTCCACAATTCCGTTTCCATCCAGGTAAAAGTCTTCTTTTTTAAGCGGAAGGTTTGTCCCATCTGCAAGAGTAACATTTGCTGTTACATAATAATCCTGGTTTTCTTTTGACTCTTTCAGGAGCTGATCAGATACATTGATCATAATTTCTTTTTCCTCCTTACGTTGATTGACAGGCCTGTCCACTTTTCATTATTCTTTTCCAGGGTCTGTGCATCCATGTTGTAATTGGAACAATAAAATTCAGCGTCAATCCATTTTCCCGGAATCCTGGGATCTTTGTGATGGAATGTGAAGCTCTTCTTATCAATGAGAACATTCAAGATTGCTGCGATTTCTTCCCAGGTAAGTTCTCCCCACACAAGGTCATATCCGCTAATTGTACCCATAACAGAATTATGCATGGTCAGCGACTGATCACGCTTTGTGCTTTTGGTGCTTGTTGTGGAAAACACCGGTTTATAAGTTTCAGGAGCCGCAATTGCGACTCCATCAATTTTAAAACATTCTTCTGCCATCCAAGCACCTCCTAATCATCCAACTTAAACGGATTTCTTCCTCCGTTCCGGTTTCTTCTCAATTCTCCTTCTTCCAGTACAATATCCAGGAGATTTCTTCCGGAAGCAGACACGGAAACATTGTAGGTATTGTTTCCCTGCTTACCACCAGTTTCTTCCCTTACGATCTGCCGGATCAGGCTTTCCGGAGCTTCCAGGTTCCTGCCGTTCTTCTGATCCCCCAGTACTGCCAGGAACTCGCTTCTTGGCGGGATCACGGCTCCTGTTGCCAGGTATGGTACTGTGTTTACCCTTGGCAAATTTAAGCTGTAATTGCCCCATCTACGACCGCCATTTGGCAACTGTACATTGTAGGAGAAGGTAAAACCTCTCTCAATATTACCTATGGTGTTGTTGATATTACCGACCGTAGTGTTTACTTTTCTAATAACATCATTCAGGGTATCTGTTATTCCTCTGATTCCGCTTGAAATCCCAGATAACAGATTATTTCCTATTCTTGTTCCAACTGGTTCCATATTTCCAGCAAGTCCTTCAAGGCTTATATTCATGTTGCGGATCATTTCAGAAATAATCTGTTCAATACGATCTCGCGCACGTTCCCATTTTTTTGTCATGGTATTGTACTGACTTGAAAAATGGCTTTCTACCGTTTTGTGCATTTCTCCCAGTTTTAAATTTGCGTGTTGCTTCATCTGATCGAGATTCTTATCTACTTCTTCTGCTGAATTTCCCCAGTTTGTTACCGTTGCTGTGCTGATATTCCCTGTATGGTCCGATACAGAACGCTCAGTTTCTGACATTGCCTTTTCTGTATCCGTCTTAATTCCAGACATGGCGTTACCTATTGCTGCAGAAGCTGCACCCATTCCAGTTTCAACAGATTTCTTGGTATTATCCATGGAAGTCTTTGCACTAGATTCGGTCTCCCTGACAGCCTCTGGAAATACTTCAGCAAAAATCTTTGCCACAGACTCTGTATTAATTCCTAGTTCTTTTGCACGCTCCATTATTCTATTAAAAGCGTCCTGTGCAGTGCCGCCAGAATTTTCAGCTTCCATTAATGCTGTGTCAAGTTGAACCATTTCGTCTGCGCTGAGTCCTAGTTGCACCTGTAATTGCGGGAGAACATTGTTATACAAATCGTCAATAGACTGTTTTCCAAGATCAATTGATCCAGCCATATTTGTTGTGTTGTCACCAAGAGTTTTGATTGATTCAGACAATATATCAAACATATCATCTGTGATCAGTCCCTGCTGGTACAAAGAGGAAAATGCCTGCTCTGCCTGATCGGATGTGACGCCCATCTCTCCAAGTTTGTCAATCAGTTTCTGTGTTGCACTTGCCTTGTCTTCGGCGGTCATCCCTTCCTGTTCCAGACTTTCTTTCAACTGCCAGATTTCCTCTGCAGATCCAGAAATAATGTCTCCCCTGTGCTGCAAGGTCTGAATAAAATTATTCATGGTATTGCCAAATGTACTGCCAATGCCATTACCGCCCTGCATGGTTTCCACAAATCCTGCCAGTTCAGAAGTTGCAACAGTTGCTGCACCTCCCACGGCTATGATCAAACCTGCAGTTCCAACCAATGGACCAAGAGCAGCTGCAAAATCTGATGCAGCCCCGGTTGCACCTTTCAAAGCGTTTCCCAGTACCGTCTCCACGCCATCTGTGAGCGCCGCTGTATTCTCAGCGCTTATAAGCTTAGTTGCCAGGCGTCCGATCAAGTAAGCTGCCAGATGATCAAGACCGGTTATCTGTGCCACTTTCACAGCACCAAAGGCAACAATAAGTCCTGCCGTTATCTTTCCTGCCAGACTGCTTCTCCAGAGACCATCCAAAGCTCCGCCAAGTCCGTCTATTAGTGCGCTTGCTGCAGTCTTAAGCAATTTTCCCCAGGGCAGTTCTGCAAGAAACTCGCCAATTTCTTCTCCCAGTTTCTGGAAGGTACCATTATCGATAGCAGCTGTGATACAATCGCACAGATGGGAAAGGAAATCCCCAAAGGCTTTTCCGTTTCCCTTCCAGTCAATGTCATTAACCATGGTCTGAATGCCAGATTTCAAATTCTCCTGGAAGCTCTTCCAGTCAAATTCATTGTCAAAACCAGCTAAGGTTTCAAATGCTCCGTTGATCACACCCACCAGAGCTTTTGCAATATCCGTAAAACTGATCCTGCTGAATGTTCCTGTCATAGCCTTTCCAACGGCTTTTCCAAGCTCTGTCCAGCCGGTTATGCCAGCGTCATTCTTTCTGGACATTTCATTCACAAATCCGGATAACATTCTCCATGAAATCATGAACTTGTTTCCAAGCAATTCACCAAGAGATGTCCAGTTAATTTCCCGGATAGCTCCACGAAGACCTTTTGCAATGCTGGAACCAATTTTATTAAAATCAATACCGCCATTTCCAATCAGAAGATTTAAAGAATTAACTAATGTGTTAACACCTGCACCAAGAGTCCGCCCCATCAGATCCCAGTTGATGTGATCGACCAGGCTGTTGAAAGTTGTGGTAAACGCGGTAATGAACTTGGTGACCTTAGGACCTACGTTATCCCAATTGATGACGTTATAAATCTTCTGCAGACCTTTATTGATACCATCCGCAATATATGCGCCAAGGCCTTCCCAGTCTTCGTTCTGGATCAGTTCCTTGATCTTATCTGCAATCCCTTTCAGGGAGCTTTCGATCGGAACCTCTTCAAACATATCACCTGCGGACGGACCGGAATAACCTCCTCCGGATCCGCTTCCAGAATCAGAGCTGCTGCCGTCATCATACCGGTTAATCTCATCAATCGGACTGAGATATCCCTGTAATGCTTTGGCAGCTTTCTTGGCACTGTTTGCCGTCTTATCCAGACTGGCTGCATAATTCTCCTGAACTGCAATTGCCTTGACAAAAGTCTTCTGTCCGGTAAGCGCTGCAATCAGCATTCCCACGCGCGTTACTGCCTGAGATATGAGATTGATGAAACTTACCAGGATAGGCGACACCGTTGTAAGAATTGGTGCAAAAGCTGTGGCAAAACTGTTTTTCAGCTGGGTAAGCGCCGACTGCAGTTCTGACAGACTCAGATTTACTTTCCCTGTATTGGTAAGCAGATCGTGCTGTGCAAGGTTCTGTATTCCCTCCGTAGCTGCACTTCTAATCCTATTGAATAATGCAAACAGGGTGCGGATCCCAAATACATATTTCATCAGCTTCTTAAGGGACAAAGTGCTCTTGTTTGCTGATTTATGGATGCCAAAGATACCGCTGGAGATCTTCTGCAGACCGCCAACGATTGCTCTGGATGCAAGCTGCATGAATTTTGACATCAGCTTATCAAGGGCCTGCCAAAGTTCATGGAGTTTTTGCTTCATGCCGGTGATTCCGGATTGCTTTAACTTTTCAGCAAAACGCCGGGCTGATTCTGCAAGTCCACTGAATTTAGAGGACGATCTGGCAGCCTCTTCGCCGCATTCCTTTAATTTCATTTCTGTAGTGGCAAAAGAAGTATTTAAACGGTTGTTCATATCATCCAGGCGCATTTCTTCCACAGTAAGCCTGGAAGCCGTGCTCTGATATTCAGAAAGACTGCGCGGATCCACATAGGCAATGCCAGAACTTTTCATTTCAGCCTGTTTCTTCTGGAGCTTGTCCATCTTCGCCCAGATTTCATCCAGTTGGTCATCCAGATTCTTCATGGAGTCTGCCGGGAATCCCATATCAAGCCATTCCCTTTGCTTCTGTTCCACCTTTTCGAACTCATTGTCCAATTTCTTGATTTCAGCCCCAAGGCGCTTGTATTCCTCAGTCTCAATTTTCTGATCAGAAAGTTCCTTCAGCCTCTTTCTCAGAGCCTCCACCTTCTGTTCCTGCTGCCCATACTGGTTATTCAGTTTGGAAAGGGAATCCAGCTGCTTCTGAAGAGCGATCTTAGCCTTTTCCCCAAGACCTTCCACAGAGGAAGACATGCGCTTGACAGAAGCCTCTATTTCCTTCATCCCGACCTTTATACCTTTTTCATCAGTTTCTGTATAAATCGTAAGTGTTCCGTCTGCCATGTCCTCACCTCTTCAATCCAAATAGTTCCTTAAGAGCTGCCTCTTCTTCTGCTGACCGTTTCTTGGTCTCGCCCGGAAGATCTATCAGCTTTTTGTTCTTCCGATAAAATTCCAGTTCCCATTTTTCCAGCTTCTTACCGTTCATTTTCTTCTGGCGGATCTGAAGAATCTCATGGAAAAGCCCTTCTGAGATTTCCATGTATGCACCCATGAACGTCCACCAGTGCATGTACTTCACAGACCGGATATCTTTTCCCATATTTTTATTGATTGCAGAAGCAATCAGGGAAGAATCCTTGTCCCAATCCATTAGCCGGGCTTTGTTTTTCCCCTCACTACTGATTCCGCAGTCAATAAATGCAAACGCTTTGTCAATAGCCTCCTGCAGATATTCTTGTGGGATTTCTTCTGCATCCAGGAAAAAGATATCAAACAGAACTTCTATCCTGTCCTCTTCATTCAGCTCGGGATCTGCCATGGCCCGAAGGATATCCAGGATTGCCCGAAAATCAGTCCGTACCTCATACTGCTCACCGCCCAGCTCAATTGACCTGGGAAGATTCCACATATCATCCATGACGGCGGCGCTTCTTTGTGTAGTTCGGCTTATGCTGCTGGTACTTCTGGGTGTACTTGCTCACCCTGCTCTGAGTTCTCTTGATCCGGACGTCAAACTCTTTGTTGATCACATCACGCAAAGTGTCCATGCACACTTCTACAAATAATTTTCCGTTTGCCATTGGAGAAAACGGTCCCAGGATAGAAAAGAAGGTGGAACCGGTATCAGCTCCCATCAGGTAATCCATTTTTTCAATCACCCTCTGTTCGCATTCAGTCACAGTTTCCTTTTCATCTATAGTAAAGTTTGCAAAATACTGCTGCACTTCCTCATATCTGGAAATGATGTTTGTGTCTGCCGGACGGAAACGGAAAACTGCCAGATTCTCACCGTAATGATTCTTTATGTCATACTCCTTACTTCCGTCATCAATGACAATTGTGTTTGTTTCCTGGTTCTGTATCTGTTCCATGATTACCTCCTAAAATAGGGAGCACGTCCGCGACATACTCCCGTTAACATTTTCACTTATTACCCTGTGATCTCTCCAGCTTCAAATACCGGATTTCCAGTCTTAAGAGACTCCGCGGTTACATATCCCTTTGTTCTTGCTCCATTCTCATGAACATTGAACGGGAAATTAACGCCCTCAGTACCGCCTCCGTAAGACTGTGGTTTTACCAGTACTTCCTGTGCATAAGCCAGATGTTTAACAGCTTCTGTGTCCTCTACAATAACCTCCAGCATCAGAGTCTTGCAGGCGTCACCTTTTAAACGTCCCATGGCAATCTCACGGATCTTTGGATAAAGTTTTGATGCTGGATCCGCATAGAATGGATCTGCACTCATGGATGGCTGGTAGCCTTTGTCGGTAACCTTGGTTTTGCCAAGAATGTTCTCTTTAGTTTCTGTATCCGGATTCAGATCTACAGACATGTCGTCAATGTCCTCGCCCAGAATTTCCCATGCTGCTTTTGCCGGATCACTTCCCCAGGAAGTGTCCAGGAAATGTGCTAATGCTTCTCTTTCTAACTTCATGTTCTCTTTTTCCTTTCTTTGTAAATAACTCTTGCCTGTATCATGTATCTTGCCATTGTCCCGTCCTGGTTCACCCCGGACAGGTTCGGCATGTTCTGGAGATTTTCCATTTTCTGAACCGCGCAATCTTCCCCGAAGTCTGGAAAATCCTTGCTTTCATTCTGCTGATCCAGCCAGTCCATAAAGGCCTGCGCAAAGTTCATTGCTTCCAGGTTCAGATCATCCTGGCAGGAAGAATAAGATTTGACGATCACAATGGTAAAGCCGTATTCCTTCAGGACATCACCGGTAATATATTTCTTTTTCACCTTGTCCGAATAATTTGTGATCAGTGAAATGCTGTCCTCCGATTCTGGCGAGAAGTTGAAGTTCAGCATGTCTCCGGCAAGCTCACTGGCCTTTGGCTCAAAATATGCTTTTATCACATCATGCTTTATCATACCCTGCCTCCCAGTTTCAGATATTCTTCATAAGACTTTGCCAGTTCTTCTTTCCTTGCAGTCATCATGGCATGATCCCAATGGTCCGTTGCCAGAGGATGGCGGAAAGTGTTGTATTTCAGCTTTCTGCCTGTTGGGTTCTTATGGGGAGGAGACCAGAAGCCCATCAGCTCTTCACCGTCAAAGATTGGGATATTCGGACCATACAGCTCGCCCATGTACTGGTAATGGGCATAGGGGCTGTTATAGGTGATGTATCCTGCACCCTCATCCGCCGTGATATCTACATTCTGTGCAAGTACCAGGTTATCCGCCGGCACGTAAGGATCCATGAAGCGTGCTGCAGTCGTCGCCAGGAAAAGCATGCCAGGCTGTCCGCCCAGCTTCTTTTTTGCAATCCGATCAGGAGGATCATTCCATTCAAATTTTACTTTCATGGTATCAGCCTCCCAGTCTGTAATGCTTTGCCAAGGGGAAACTGGTGTTGTCAGAGAATGCTGTTACTTTGAACGCATTCGGTTTATGCCGGTTCAGTACCTGTGCTGCAGTCTGACCAGAAACTCCCGTGATCTCATCCAGGCATTCCCCATAAATCACAATGTCGCCCTGAGAAGCTGTGAAATGTTCTTCCGGAGAATCTTTGTATTCTGCATAGGGTAGGTATCTGTCATCCTCTGGAATCCGCACCACGTAAGTGTTCTGGACGCTTGCCTGGGTGCCGTTAAAACTGGTATTCACCTGAGCTTTCCAGAAACAGTTGTGGAGCACTGTCCTTTTCCAGTGCTCCTTTCTGTCTTCACTGTCTGCTGCCTGGATCCGGTTGTATAAGGTGATGGTATGAATATAATTCTGGTTCATGCTCACACCCCCGCATACAAAAGTCCTGTGTTGCCCAGGTATCTGTAAACGATCTCCCTGGTCTTCTTTGCCTTTCCCTCTTCTGTGAAGGTAGACTGGGACACATCAAAAGTTCCGGATTCCCCGTCATTGGAATAGGACTGTAAAATACCACCCTGCTCCGCTGCCTGCTGAGTGCTTTTATCTGCCTGATACAGAAGCTCTGCAAGCTCACAGGCACAGTCTTTCACATCATCTGTGATAAGCCCGAAATTGGAAGCCAGGCGGCTGAAGGTGTACTGGTTCAGCACACGCTCAGCCTGCTTTTCCCATAATGGAAACTCATCCTCAGACAGCTTTGGATCACGACCCATCAGGTAGCCAGATTCATAGTAATTGTAAGAGGTGTACATGCTTCATCACATCCTTGTCATTCCTGCGCTACAAGAGTAACATCTTTTGTCACTGCTGCAGCTGCCACAATAACTGTTTCGGTTACTGGGATATAGCCTTTCTTGGTGATCTTCGCTGTGTATGTACCAGCGCGCAGATTAAACTCTGCTTTTCCATCTTCATCAGTTACCAGAATTGCTCCGTTCACGTTAACGCGCGCACCCTTATAAGTTGTTGGGCTTTCGTCTTTACCATCAGTTACAGTGAAGGTAACTTTCTGGGTGGCAATCGGAGTACCTGGCTCAAGATATGCAAATGCACATCCGGTACGGTCTTCATTCATTCTGGTAGCTGGGTTTGGAAGAGCCCAACCCATACGGAATACTACACGAAGTGCTGTCATATCCTGCTGTGCCAGGTTATACACGATCTCCATTGTTGTCGGATCCTGGATTACACCTTCTGTAAGAATTTTAACTGTAACATCCTGGCGAATGGCATATACCGCCTGGCCAAAGTCACCAACTACCAGCTGTGCAATGTTCGCATAGAAAGAGCCGTTCTCTGGGAATGTAATTGGTGCTCCATCCAGGGTGTATCTTGCCACATCCTGCATATTGCTTTTAAAAATCGGCTGACCTGTAGTATCACGCAAACCACGGAGTTTTGACTTGAAGTTCATAGGTGCAAGAGCTCCAGAAACTCCGTAGCCATCATCTTCAACTTTCGCAAATACTCCATTCTCGCCAAGGATAAGATCGTAATAATCTTTTCCTGCTGCCGGTGAGACATTGTTTCCAGCCTGTCTTGCCAGGGTAATAAGGTCTGCCTGCCATTCTCTCGGACGGTTATCTCCGAAGATAACAGCTGCATCTACTTTCTGACCGATTGCCTCCATAACACGCGGAGTGATCTCACCAAAGATATCGAATTCTGAATCAGAAAGAACTGCATCTGGAATTGGTACGATAACCGCCAGCTCTCCGGCATTCAGATATACATTGTCCCATGCCTGTCTGGTGGTCTGTTTCATACCGGTATCACCATCTACCCAGTAAGCAGTTGGCAGGAAATCCAGTACACGGATCCTAGTCTGATTGGATGTCATATTTGGAAGTTTTCTTGCCATTCCCATAAATACGGAATTTTTCGGTGCATCCTGAAAAATATTGGATACAATCTGCTCGCGGATGATTGCCTCTGCATCCGCTCTGTTTGTAATATTTACTGGCATTCTTTATTCTCCTTTTCCGAGCAGGCTTCTAAGTGCTTCGTTTGCCTGTTCTTTTTTAGTCTGTGCATCATTGTTGATTCCTGTAGTGGAAGAAACCACTCTCGGAACGGTTGGCTGCTGAAACAGATAATCATTGTCTTTCTTTAAAGCTGTGATTGCTGCTTCAATGTCCTGAGTCTGATTCTTGGATGCTTTTAAAGTATCTACATCCAAAAGAGCCATAATTGCTTTCTCGTTTCTTCCAGACGCTTTCCGGATAGCCTCTTTCACAGAAGCATCAAAAGCATAATCAGATTTGATTTTCTCAATCTCTGCATCCTTACCCTGGAGCTGCTTTGTCAGATCTGAAACCTTTGTCTGCAGTCCTGCTGCATCAATCCCTTCCATGGCTTTTAAAGAAGCCTGTGCCGTATCCAGCTGCGTTTTATATCCATCACGCTCAGCCTTAACTGCATTCAGTTCTTTTCCATGCTCAGACATAACAAAATCAATCTGCTCCTGATTTAAACCTTTTCCCTGTAAATCTTCTGTTTTCATGTTTCTCCTTTCTATGCCATCCCGTAGGTTATTTATAGGTGTGTAACCATCCACCAGACAGCTGACTGTTTTAGGTCTTATCATCTGACCAATTTTGAGTATAAAAATAACACCCGGATGATTCCGCGTGCTGTTTCACTGTTTAACGGACAGCTCCGAGATATTTAGGAGCACCTCCTCTTGCGCCGGCGCAAATTTTGCATATTAAAAGAGAGCCTGTTTCCAAGCTCTCCTAATAGTCAATATTTCTGTTTTACTTTAATGTCCAACATTCGGATCATCATAAATGCTGCCCGTTCTGCCTGTTCATCATAATCTTTTTGTAATGGGCTTTTAACTAAATCGCCCTGATTATAATGGATAAAATAATGTGCAAGTTCATAAGCAACTTCATATACTACTTTTTCAAATAACTGCTGTTTACGGATTGCAACGTTTTTCCCACACAATATGCTGTCAAATTTCCGTAAGTCCTGGAGCTTCAATGTGATTCCCTGCTCATCCGCAAGTGCCAGTAAATTTTTAAAAACAAATATCGGTTCGTCCATATGTGGAATAGCAACTTTACTCTTAATTGGTTCTGTTTTGGTCTGGGTTGGAACAACCTCTTTCTTTGGCGGAAGTTCTGCCTCCTGCTCTTTGGCTCTGAAATAGAAATCCACCAGGTAATCATATACCTGCCATGCTTTGTCTGTGTTGAGGGACTTGGCATGAAGTAAAGCTCCTTTTTCTGTCCAAAAGTAAGCTTTAGACACCTTTTTCAACTCGCCCTCAAATTGAGGGGAGGTTCTCAGATGTCTCATCTCATCCCCCTCAACTGCAATATAATGTTTTCCTAAAATAAACTTATCCTTATTCCTTAAGTAGTTATTGTTTATTACTTTCCTCTCAGTTTCATATGCTTCTGCAAGCTGTCTAGTCGTTAATACTTTTATTCCATGTACCTCTAACCTTTTTAAATTATGCATTTTTCTTTCCTCACTTTCAATTTTTGATTGCGAGAAAAACCTTTGAATGCTATAATATTTTCAGAGGATTTTCCTCGCAGGGTAAGAGCGTTTACAACTTTCTCAGGGTGGTAACGCTCTTATTTTTTGTTTTCGGCATAGACCTTATTGATTCCTTCCATAACAACCTCGTACTGTGTTTTTCCTGTTACCTCACAGCACGCTTCCAGCAATGCTTTATCTTTCTTTGTTGCTCTAATCTTAATCTGTTCTGATTTAGGATTATCACTTTTCGGTCTGCCTGTTCTTGGACTCATATTCTTCACCTCACTTTTTGAGTACACAATAAATATATTACGGTGTACACAAAAAGTCAAGAGGAAATTTTAAGTACAAAAATAACACGTTTTTCAACGTGCTATCATTGTTTTTATAACTGTATTGATTTTTTATAATTCTACATGCTCAAGCAAATCAACAATGTCCTCCAGGGCTTTACCCTCGAAGAAAGGAGCCCTCATCACTTCAGCAATACTATGTGCTTCCATGAAATCATCTCCGCACCACATATCGAAGTGCTTCTCATTAAACGGATCCACGCCACACTCTTTTCCATTATATTCAAAAAGAACGTGAGTACATAAACTCTCAATTCTATCCTGTAACTCTTTTGCTGTCATAATATATCTAGATTCTCCTTTCTCTCATTTTCTGTTAATTCCCTTGTTGGACGGTCAATCAGTTTCCCGTCTTCATAAACATAATCATGAGCATGTTCTCCATTTTTACCGTACGGATGCATTTTAGCATTTCCGTGATTATTATTACTAATTTGCTTATATTGTTTTCCGTTTTCATCATAATAGTTTCTCTCAATCCCACCACGCTTGCTGGTTAATTGAGTAATACTATTTGGCGTTCCAGTTAAAGTAGTTCTCTTAACTTCGATTATATCCTGCCCTGCCGCGTTTTTCAATGTCGGAGGCGCTATTTTTTCAAGTTCTGCTTTTGTCGGCATGAACTTTCCTTTCAGACCGTCCTGCATGATCCTGGCTTTCTGCTCTGGAAGTTTCATCTTCTCTGAGAAATCCTTGTAAGTCTGCATCTGCCCCTGGTACTTGGCTTTTGCCAAGATTATTTCCTGATCATCAGCTCCGCCCTCTTGAAGGAGTTTTATTTTCTGCCTCTGGGCGCGCATACCACGCTCCATCTTTCTCTGCTGCTGAAGAGCTTCATAGGTGGTGTACTGCTTTCCATTGTACTCCCTGGGAGTATTCTCAGCATCAAGCATTTTCTGAAGCTGTTCATCCGTGTAGGTTCGTTTTGCGCCAGGTGGGATTGGTTTAAAATCATGATAACAATTAATTCCTTTCAGACCTGTTATCTCACCAAGACCACAAACCTGTTTTAATTCCTGCATGCTCCATGCTTTCCCCTGCCATGGCTGATGCGTAGGTCTGGCTCCAACATGATAACTGACTTCAAATGTATCTGTTCCCAGCTGCTCCGCTACCTGTTCCATAATCTGACTTTGCACCTGCCGGAAACCTGTGAGGATTGCTCTCCTGGCTGCCACGTCAATTCTATCCCGATGTCCAGAATCATATTCTATGTACCGAAGCCCAGAGGCCGTCATCTGATTCACCGTCCGTTTAAGCACTGTATTATAATCAAATGCTCCTGACTTGATATCTATAACAGCCTGGTCCATGGTAGTTCTGTAATATTCCATCAGAGGTGAAGACTGGATTCTTCCAGTTGCCGGATTACGGATAGCAAATCCCATGGAACCGGTCAGATTCTTATATTCTCCCTGGACCTGCTTCTTGGTTGCCTCAATCAGCTGCTGAAGTACAAAATTTTCTTCAAGCGGAATCTGTTGCATTCCGGCAAGTTTAAAGAAATGCTCCTGCTCGTAATACTGCTTGTACACCTCATCAGAAAATATCCTGTCCATTTCTGCATCCGTTGCCTGTAACGCGCTCTGGATCCATCCACGGATATCTTCCTCAGCCATTCCAAGTTGCTGAAGCCTGCTGATCTGCCAGTCTACAGAAGCACTTGCAAAACCGTTTTCTTTAATCCGGCGGACAATATCTGTCATGATCCGGACTTCCAGTTCAGAGAAAATATTACTGACTTTCACTGTGAGTTTTTCAATCTCGCCCTGTGTCATTCAATCACCGTTTCCTCTGGCTGCTGGACTGCTGCCTTTGCCTGCTCTTCTGTTTCCCCATACCATTTCATTCTGTATTCCCACAGTGGCATTGCACCCATGGAAACATCCAGCCTGTCAGACTGCCGTTCTGACTCTACATCCGTTACAATGGAATCGTCCCAGTCAAAAGATGTCTGATAAGTTCCAGATGGGCATAAATGATACAGATCACACCAGAACGCGATTGCATCCACCAAATCTTCAAGTGCATGCTGCAGTGCAGTCTGGCAGCTTTGCACAAAAGAATAAGACCGCTGTTTACTTGCTTTTATTTCTTCAGCGGTCTTATCGGTATTATTTGGATCTGAAATTGTTCCATAAGCCAGGTTGCAGTCAAACTCAATCATTCTCATAAGATGATTCCAGCCGTTAAAGTAGGATGTATCTCTGATATCTGGTGAGAATGTGTCCATAAAAGGCTTATCAACCACACCTGTATTATATTCAACTGCCCTGTACAACCTCTTTTTTCCTGCCGGATAGACAGGTTCTCCTGTGCTCTGATTTCTTCCTAACAGGCTCTGTGCAATGTGCACTGCTGTTTCCTTGCTTTCATATTCCCAGTTGATCTGAGAATATCTTCTGTCGGCTTCCTGAATGTGTTCCACAGCCCTTGAAAATACAGAAGCTCCAAGCGGACTTTCCGAATCCTGGTTGTTTCCAAGCGGTACCTTAAAATATCCAAACGGCAGCTTGTCTATACCAGAGAATGTCATTTCCTGCGCAAGCTCTGACCACTTAGGAACCGAATTAACCGAAATTTCATTCCCGATCAGCCCCTCGGTTCTGGAGACAAATGCTCTGTTTCGGATGTTCAAAAGCCCATCTTTCAGAGTGTGGATTTCTATCCTGCTGTATATTTCATTATCCCTGCGGAACTGATCCAGAAAGGCGCATTTCGTAATGGTTTCTGTATCAAATTCCAAGGGAAAGAAATTATCCCCTTGAATGTATTGGATGGAAATACCATTCGAAGTCACATAAGGCTTGAAGATCAGGCTGCCTTTTGCGTCTGCATACTCAACCTGGATCCGCAGCTTCTCAATTACTTTCTGGTAGATTTCATCAATGTATGAAGCCTTGGCGCTTCCGGATACTTCACTTTTTACTTCCAGAACTGTCAGCCTGGCAATCTCGCCTGCTACTGCTGCCGCAATCCCTGCGCTCTGTATGTTGGAATCCAGCCATGGCGCCTTATCTTTGTATAATGCAGACCACATTTCAATATGTGCTGCTGTTTTCCCACTCATTGCATAATCAATCTGCTCATCCTTGTCCAGGATCTTACGCAATGCCTGATACATATTTGTATAATTCATATTAATCACCCGTACCTGATGAGCTGGCTGATCAGCCGCTCAAATGTATATTCAAAACTGTCTAATGAGTCAATATCGCTGGTTCCGTCATCCAGTCTCACGTTCTTGGTCAGCTCTTTCGGATCCCAGACAGCTGTACACAGCGCTGTTACAAGACTGTCGCATTCTCCATCCATATAAGCAAAACGCCCCTGCGCCATCAGAATTGAGGTAGCATTAATACGATCATTAATCTCAGTTTTCAACGCATTCTCTACTCTGATCCAGCCAAGACCGTTCTTCCTTAAGCTGGTTCTTATACCGGCAATCAGCGTCTGCTCTGCACTGTCCGCATAAACCACTGTAATAAATCCATATCGGCTTAGTATCTTCTGGCAGAAATTGCAGAACATCTTTCCAAGCATATCCGGATCAATCTCAATAGGATTTCCGCTTTCATCCTTACAGCTGATCCATTCGGATGCCAAAGGGATTACCATCTGGAATCCTCTTGTTATCGCTGTTGCTGTAAAGGAATGTCCGGATCCAGAGCCACCAAAGTCAATGCCAAGATTAATTTCCATGATATCTCTCGGCTTCTCTTTCAAGGCAAAGCCAAACTTCTTGGTACTGATATCATCCGCAAATCTACGGAAGATCAGACCATTTGCCACAACGCGCATTCCCTTAATATCACGCATGTACCAGATCGAATTGACATCATAACGGCTCTCAATCTCATGAAGACGTTCTGGAGTGATGTTAATGTTATCGTAGATGGTACAGTGCATGTAATTGTACCCGCCGGGAAAGTTCCCTTCTTCCTGCTGCCTCTGGTATCTGTCAATGTACTCTGAATAAATGGCAGCCCTTGGGTTATCCGGGTTAAGGTCCCAGAATACTTTCAGCCTTTTAACCGCCAGCTGACGGTTGAATGCCTCTTTAATCGTATTATCATGGTGAAGGTTGATCTCGGTTGCGATCCACATCCCATAGGAATTACCACGGATTTTTTTGAAACTGTCCTCTTTCGCTCCACCTGCAAAGATTACAATTTTCTGCTTGTTATGAGTTGCTGGGCCTTTAATAAACAAAGCTTCATTGTCTTTGTATTTTCCCCAGTGACTCTGACCTCGGAAGATCCATTCAAGGCCCATCCCATTACAGTCACCAATATTCATCTTTGCATTCGCCATTGTGGATCCTGTTGCAAGATGGATCTTATCTGGTGTTGTTTTCAGCTCATGCGCAAAAGCAAAAACATTATCAACAGTCTTACCTGCACGAACCGCACCTTCTGCTACGTTATAAGAGCAGTCCCGGCATTTTCGGATATAGTCTTTGTGCTTTTCAGAAAAATGAAAAAGGATCGTTTTCTTCCTGGTGAAATTATTTGCTGCTGCCATAAATCTCACCCTCTATATCGTCCAGATCTTCAATCTCCTGGTTATTTCCTGTAATCTTTTCTGTCTGGGCTTTCATCTGAGCAATTTTAGCTTTCTGCTCTTCAGTGCCCATATCCATATGATCCGACAGCCATCGAAGGGCTTTCATCCGATCTGAAAGTTTAATGCTGGCTCCATCCTTTCCCTGTCTCACTTCTGCAAGAATGGTTCCGTCTACTCCAGAAGATTCCTTAAAATGAACAGTATTCACCGTTTTGGTCAACTGTTTTTCTTCTCCAGTTTCCAGATCTTTGATTTTAACAGGACCATACATAGCCATTACAGGAACTTCCTCAGTTCCAAACTTAAGATAATCTGTGATATCAGCAAAAGATATATCCATGTACTTCTGGAAGATATCTGATTCAGAAAGAAATTCTCGGTTTAAGCGTTCCTGCTTTAGATGTAAGATTTCTTTTTTTACTCTAGCATTTCCTAGCAGCCTCGGACCATTCGCTGCTGCCGTTAAGTAGTCAACTTCATATGCTTTCTGATATGCTTTTGTAGCATTAAAACTCCGGATATAATAAATACAAAAAAGCCGCTGTTTGTCAGTCAGATCGGGATTCTCAATCACCTGTTCAACTTCACTCTCAGCAGCTTTCTTCTTTTTACTTTTTTTCTTTTCCGAACGTTCGCTTTTCTTTTCCGAGCGTTCGTTTTCCCACTTATGAGTACACTTCCATCTCCGGACAGTGCCCTCTGGCAGATTCAGTTGACTTGCAATCTCAACCAACTTCTGCCCCTGCAGGTACATTTCTTTCGCCTGCTCTATTCTCTTGTCCGGCGCTCTGGTCATGTCTCATCACCTCTGCTTCGTTGGTTTTGGGTACAACAAAAGCAGCCCCGGGGAGCTGCCTCTGTGTGTTTGTTGGTATACTAACTGATTTTTATTTCAAATATTCTCCTATTTTTTGCAGAGCTTCAAGTGCTTTTCTTCTATCCGTTTCGTTTAAATTCTCATTACGAAGAATATAACGTACTTTTTCTTCTAGCACACGATTAGCCTCCGCTGCGCCACGCTTTTCATACTCTCTAAAAATCTGTTTTTCCATTAGATTAATTGTCTTAGTTAAATTTTCTACCGTTTTATCATTTATATTCTCTCTTAAATTTTCTATCTGACTCAAAGCTAATTCATTTTCCAATTTATCAAAACGCTTAAGTAATGAATATAACAATAAATTGGTTTCTTCATTTTCACTTAAACTATTCGTTTCATTAATTTGTGCTTTTCCTAAATTTAAAAGTTTTATAATAGAATTTATGCCTTTTTTATTGTCTTTCGTTTCTTTAATGGCATCTACTATTTTTTCGCGATCTTCCATGACTTCACGATATATTAAATTCTTTCTATAATCCACAGTATTTATTGTGCTTATGTCGAAAATCCTCGGAGTATCTTTTTCCTGCACAAGTACAACTGGGAGGTCAAAAGCCTGTCTCACTCCTAGTTCAAATAACACATTAGGATTTCTGGTGCTTAAATCACAAATTGCCATTGGCGACTCTACAATGTCTCGTATAATCGACACTTGAATCATACTGCTTGACTTATCCTCGTCCGCACGTTTTGGTTCATACCCAGCTTCTTTTATCGCTGGACATAATAAATCCTCATAAACCTGCTTAAAATGATCTTGAGGATACGTATCCAGTTCTCCAATAGGCATAATAACAAAACATTTTTCCTTTTTACTATCTTCATTCTCTCCCACAGCACAACCTCCCACATACATTTTTCTCCATCATACTACAAAACGCCCCATATTTCTACAGGACGTTTGCAAAAAAATATATGTAGTTGGGGGTAGCTCCTCTCGAAGCCAATCGGAACACCAGGACTCGAACCTGCGGCTCGGATGAACGGCTCATGCTCCCTCCCAATCGGGGAGGTGTTCCGAGATGGACGTGCACCCTTGGTATCGTCCAAGGTGGATCCAACCCTGTCGTAAACGTTTTTCACATTTCGTGGAAATAATAATGCCGCCGCTTACCTACTAAGCAGTAACAGTACCTTTGGCCATCGGTACGGTACTAACCGAATCAACTGCCAGGCTGTGACACCTGGCAATCGCTTGTCAGAAACTTTTCACCACACTAAAAGGATTAAGCCACCGGCTCCGCTGAGCCTTCGGCTTCATTGTTATCTTACAACGACAAATCCGACTTTTCCGACTTTTTTCATTTAATCCCACACTTTTTCAAGTAGGCATCTCGGATATGTAATCTCGGATAGTCCGGGCTCTGGGAATATCCTGTCTTAGCCGCTATCTTCTCCCAGGTCATCCCATCCCGGTAAAACATCTTAAACACACATCTAGTCTGACCATCTGGGATATCGTCAATCCATTTCTCAATAACTGCCACCTGCTTTTTCTTCTTAGCCAAAGTCTTTTTCCGCCGGTTATACTTTTCACAGTCAAAACCAACTACTGTCTCTGGCTTCTTGGATCCGGATTTTCCATTGAGGATCACGCTGTTCCCCATGCCCTTGTCCGTCATCCACAGCTCATTCAACTCATATTCAAGGACTGGAAGCTCCCTTTTCAGTTTCTTGTAACTGTCCAGAAGCTTTCTGGTTATCTTGACTTCTTCCACCTCTGTCACCTCCCACAAGCTGCTCATACTTATGTATCCGCTTCATGATTGCCAGTTCTGATCTGGCATCCTCCAAAAGCTTCCTGGCCTTGTCCGGGTTCATGCTTAATTCTCTGGCAACCTGCAGCACTCTCTTCTCATCAATCATCTGGCACCTCCATTTCTGGCCACAGCATCGGTACGTTCAAATTGCGAAAATATCCTCTGCATACCTGCCGTATCGCACAGTTAAATACGCAGTCGTGAATGTCATTGTTTTTACAGTAAATTCTAATCGTGT